TGCCTTGCGACCACAACTTCAATACGTGTGTGCTTAGTGCCAAGTGTTGTGCTTCATCTCTAGCAATAAGACTAATAATCTTAGCTGAGCCTTCCATTAGCTTTAGTTCTCCAAAGCCAAACGTACATGCAAAACTTACATAAAAACGCAAGCCTTCTAGAATGTTTACAGTCTGCATAGCAAGATACATTTTCTTTTTTACGTCTCGCATACTGCCTTCGCCACGATGAAAATATGCATCAGCTGCATCGTTAAATGCATCATAATGTTTTGTTACACTTTCTGCTCTTGCAATAATTTTTTCATCGTCAAGAATAGTGTCAAACACTTCTGCAGGGTCAGCATACACGTTCTTCATAATATGTGTGTAGCTACGTGAATGAATTGTTTCAAAGAAGTCCCAAGTAACAATACAACCCTCTAGTTCAGGAAGTGAAACATGCGGCAAAAATGCTAGGCATGGACCACGTCCTTGGACACTGTCTAGTAGTGTTTGGTATTTCAAATTTGCAGTAAAAATATGCTTCTGCTCTGGTCGGAAGTTAGCAAAATCTGCTCTGTCTTTTTGTAGACTTACTTCTTCCGGACGCCAAAAGTATCCAAGCATAGTTTGATTTAACTTATCAAATACAGGAAACTTAAAAACATCATATCGTTGTGTGTTCTGATCTGCTCCAAAGAACATGTTTTGTTTTGTAAAATCAACCTTCTCTTGATTGAATACTGTTTTAGCCATTGGTTATCTCTTTCCTTGTGTGTGTCTATTATATATTATTTTAGTGTGCATGTCAACCTAAATTGCACATGCATCACAAAATTCATCGTCTTCATCTGTTACTAGTGTTGCAGGTTGCACTTCTGGTTGATTATCATGCCAGCCAATAGAGTGTGCTGGCTCGTCCATGTCGCTTGGATCCTCTTTGTAATCATATGTGTTTTGATAGTATGAAGTCTTCCAACCGTACTTGTATGTGTTAAGCAGGTCTCCGATCATTACGCTCATTGGCACTTCGTTGTTCTCAAAGTGTGTAGGATTGTAACTCCAGTTACCGCTGATGGCTTGATCAAAGAACTTTTGCATTACCGCAACAACGTTGATGTAACCTTCGTTGCTAGGCATGTCCCACAACAAGGTGTAGTGTTGCTTAAGGCTTTGATATTGTGGAACAATCTGTTTAAGAGGCCCTTTTTTGCTTTTCTTAACGGACAAGTAGCCTCTAGGTGGTTCGATTCCGTTTGTTGCGTTCGACACAACGGAACTGCTCTCCGAAGGCATTTGTGCGGACAAAGTGCTGTGCCTAAGTCCGAATTCCAATATGTCTTTCCTAAGAGATGCCCAATCATAACTTAACTTGTTCTCCACAATCGTATCAACATCTGCCTTATATGTATCAATTGGAAGGATGCCGTCACTGTATTTAGTGCGGTTAAAGTACTCACAAGCACCTCGCTCCTGCGCTATTTTGTTGCTGGCACGTAGTAGATAATATTGGAATGCTTCTGTAAGATCGTGTACAAGTGTCCACGCTTCTTTATCACTATACTTTACTTTATGCTTTGCAAGATAATGTGCAAGGCCAATATATCCTACTCCTAGCGAACGTCTTGCTTTTGTGCTAATCTCAGCTGCCTTAATTGGATAGTTTTGATAGTCAATAATTTCTTCTAATGCTCTTACGGCTAATTCACATAACTCTTCTAAGTCATCTAACGCCTTTAGTGTTCCTACATTAATAGCACTTAGAATACACAATGCAATTTCACCTTCTGGGTCATCAATATGTTCTAACGGTTTTGTAGGTAATGTAATCTCTTGACACAAGTTACTCATATAAACAGTGTCTTTAAATGAACTGTGTGTATTAGCATGGTCAACATTCATAATATAAATGCGTCCTGTTTCTGCTCTTTCTTTTATTAATGCCGAAAAAAGTTCCATTGCAGGAATAGTTTTCTTTTTAATGCTGTATGCACGTTCATATTTTTCATACAATGTTTGAAACACGTCAGGATCACCAAAGTATGCTTCGTATAATCCGGGCACGTCGTGGGGGCTAAACAATGTAATGTCGCCGCCCCCAAGCAACCTTTCATACATTGTCTTGTTAAGTTGAATAGAATAATCCAACTTACGAACTCTGTTGTCCTCTGTACCCTTGTTGTTTTTCAGTACAAGTATGTCCTCAATCTCTTGATGCCAAAACGGGAAGTGTGTTGTAGCACTACCGCCACGTACACCATTCTGTGTACAACAACGTACTGTACTTTCAAACTTCTTTAGGAATGGGATGATTCCTGTGTGGGCGACTTCACCGCCTCTAATTTTGCTATTAACTCCTCTGATGCGCCCTGCGTTAATGCCGATGCCAGCTCTCTGCGCTGTGTAACGTCCAATAGACATATCACTGGCAAAAATGGAATCAAGCGTGTCATTTGAATCAACGAGGACACAGCTTGCAAACTGCCTGACTGGAGTGCGCACCCCCGCCATGACTGGGGTTGGAATGTTGATTTTGAAAAGTGATGTAGCATCGTAGTATTTCCTTACATAATATAATCTATCTTCTTTTGGATACTGTGCAAATAATGTTGCCGCAATCAGCATATACATGAACTGAGGAGTTTCGAATATTTCATTTGTAGAACGATCCTGTACAAGATATTTGTCAACTACTTGTCTTAATCCTGCATAGGTAAAGTTTTCATCACGCTTATGTCTAATGTATCCGTCAAGTGTTGCAATTTCATCTTGGGTATACGAATCTAGTATAGTAGTATCATATAGTCCACGCTCTATATTTTTATGAATCATGTCACCTAAAGAAATATGTTCGTACTGACCAAATACTTCTTTATATAGACCGTAGCTTAATAAACGTGCAGCAGCATATTGATAATTTGGAGCGTCTAATGAAATAAGATCATTTGCACTGCGTACTAGCACTTCTTGAATCTCTCCTGTACTCATACCATCATAAAATTGTAGGTTAGCATTCATTTCAATTTGACTGCTGCTCACGCCAGCTAGTCCGTTACATGCTTCTTCAACAACGAAATGTATCTTGTCGATGTTTAATAATTCTTTGTTGCCATTTCGTTTAATGATATGGATACCGTTGGCCATATTGACACTCCTCTTTCTATTTGTTATTGTATTTGATATTTATTGTATTTTGGGCATAGGATATTTAATCTGAGTTTCGATTGTTTTGGGCAATTCGTTCTTGCAAACGTGCTTATATTTGTCATATCCTATTACCCTTTCTTGCGTGTGAAGTAGATAAAAATCTTTTGCGTTTTCCTTATCTACACTGATATGTATCTCAAAGTCAACCCCTTTAAAGCGTTCAGTTAACTGTAAAGAATAACATTGACCTAGTACGATACAGAACTCGCAGTACTGGTTCTCTTGAATTAACTCCCAAGGTGTAGGCCATGAGTCTTTGTTGTAAGCATCCGTATGGATACTAACTGTAGGAGCCTGTGCATAATTAGCCACTACATCTTGTAACGGGTCCGTACTTGATTCCAAAGATTGTCTAAAGGCAGACCAAGACTGTAGTCTGTCCTCATATTTTTGATTGAACATTAATTCACGTATGTTAGTTTAAAGTTAAAGTTTGCACCTTCGTAGGTTGAACCTACTCTTTCGTCTAGTTGGTTTTGATATGTTATTATTACTGTATTAATATTAGCATCATATCGTGTAAAGAATCTGAGTTTTGGTAAACTAGTTACACCATCTAAAGCACTTGACCCAACAATATGATGATCGTCTTCTAGATATATGCTATTATCAACTGCATCGTAAGTTACAACTAGGCGTCCGTTGCGCCTTGCATCTTCTGCTTGTGAACTATAATCATAATCAATAATTGCTGTGCGGTTAGCATCACCTGGTAATCTTATAAAGTCTACTTTAGTTGTAGATGATAAGTTTTCAATCATAAACTTATGATTGTTACGTCTTTGTGTATGACGGCCGGGACCACTCACTTCAGGCTTATAATCAATTGAAAGGAACGATGTTGTATCACTTGCACTGTCTGTTCTACCAAACCAATCTAGCGAGCTTTCATTACTAGGTGTTGTAAACTTAATAACAGGATGTGCTTGGTTAAGTTCATTACCACCATTATTACCGCAGGTTACAAAAGTATTTTCCTTACTTCTATTATTGCTACCTTTATCGACTAGGATTGCTTCTAAGTTAGTGTTTTCAAAATGACTGTGTTCAATTAGTGCATCCTGTGGACCGTTTGTACTACCGGCTACATTAGTTATAGTCTGTCCTAATATAATAGCTCTGCTGTGTGTACTAAACGAACAACCTGAGCAATGTATTTTACGTGCATCATAATTAGACAAAATGCCTACGTTAGTATTTTTAAAGTCTACCTCAGTAAATGATAAGTCTGTTGTGTCAGTGTTATTTTCTGCTGTGATAACGACTGCTGCTTTTGTAGGATATAACGGGTCGTTCATTGCCCAAATACCTTCTAAAGTAACGTCATAGATTTTGCAAAACATTGGTGCATCCATCTGTACCAAAACACAATCATTTATCATTGATTTTAAAGTAAAGCCTTGTAGTGTAATGTTACGTGGACGATTGCTTGCAGTTGTAGTAGGTAGTCCTGCACCTGTTACACTAGTATAAGTTGCTGCCTGTGCAGTTAGTGCCCAATCAATTGATACTTGTGCACCGCCATTGTTGACATCATATGAATTAATTATTTGAAAAGCAACATCAGCAGTTGATTCAAACTTTGTATTTTCTTTACCTGCACCAATAAGTGTTACATTACTAGGAATATAAATTGTACTTGAAAGTGAATACACTCCTGGCTTTATAAACAAGTTTACACGTTTTGCTGTTGAAGTATTCTGTATGTCACTAGGATATAATTGTAGTAAAGCATTTTGTAACTCACGTGTACAGTTTACACCAGGTAGGACACCAAAGTCTTCTGCATTCGCCCAGTCATCCATTTTACTTTGCAGTGTTCTTTGAACAGGGCTGTTACTATCTTTGCCTGTTGTGATAGTTGGATCGAGTGTTTTGTATTCATAGTCATTTGCAAAATCAAATATATTTTCATTTTGCGTTAGTATTTTTGTATTACCTACAGCAGGCGAACCTTCACTTACACTTCCGTTACCTATATAAAGCTCTTGGCTATCTACTGCCCAACCAAGTTCTCCACTTGCTAGTTGAGGTATGCCAGTGCCTTGATTCTTTTGTCCTCTACGAACTTGTATACGTGATATTTGAACTACAGCCATTTCGATCTCCTATAACATATTTATGCGTTGAACACTAATGTAATTCTTCCTGTGTCGCTATTGTTAGTTAAAACTTGATGGTGTATCCAAGATTCCCATATTAAAAATAGTCCGTTCTCAGGAGAGTATATTGCCGAGTCGCTTGTAAAGATATTTGTATCTACACGATCTAATGCTCTAACATCACGAAAAGATCGTGGATCGTAAAATACAATGTCGCTGGAACCTGTAGGACAATCTAAATAGAATACGCCAGATAATAATGCACCCGGATGACAATGCCTGTCATGACTGTCTCCTTTGTGCATCTCACTTGCGAACACAACAGGATCTAATTTGCAATCTTCATATCCTAACTGCTGTAAATAATTACTACCTGCTTCTTTAACAAAATTAGTAAAAATATCCATTTCGGGTAATTTTTCTAAACCTTTATGGCCATTATAAGTATTTTTATAACCCCATTCATTTGTAATGTTATCGTCATTAGATAGGATGTCAGTTACAATAGGCAATAACTCATCTCGTAGTTCGTGTTGATAGCTGTTTCCTATAACAGTAGGAAAATATAATTGTAAATTAATCATCCATGTTTCTCATAATATGCATACACCCTTTTCCACCATTCCTGTTCCCATTCGTCAAACTCATGTGGCCATAGATCAAACTGTTGATATTCACCTGCACGACTACACATGAAGATATGTCCTTCACGTATGTCTGTGCCATAAACTTCATTGTGTGCAATTGCATATGCTGTAAGTTGTAGGAAATAATCTTCAACCCATTCTAATTTCTTTGGCTTGTTGGTTTGTTTAAAATCCATTATGCATGGATTACCTTTGTATTTGCCTACAAGATCAGTTGTGCCTGCATACATTTGTGGAACATACAATGCAACTTCACTACCCCATATTTCATCTACATGAACCATAGCATGTTCTCTTACTTGTGTAGCCATCATATGTGCTTGTTTAGCATAGGGATTGCTTCCAGGCTCGGCCCATGTACCGTAGTCGACATAATCTTCTAGGTACTTGTGCATACGTGTTCCGACACCTGCCGCTTCAGTTGTAATTTCTTGTGCTTTCTTTTCGCCCACACGTTTGCGCCAGGCGATAAGGTGAGTTTTATCTTTTGTATTATCTAGTATCGTTGTAACACTTGCAACAGCATTGCCGTCAGGTGTTAGATACTTGCGTTTGCCATCTACTGACTTGCGCTTAATTTCTTTATATTCATAAACTTTTGTAATTAAACTCATAAGATCTCCACTGTTAAATTATATTAACATAAAATCTTTTAGTTGTCAAGTTAAAGTTTTGCACCTACATTAGTAGCACGTTTTGCCATAGCACTAACATCTGCTTCGGGATCTTCTCCCCCTTGTGGTGCTTCAAAATCGTTATTACTTACAAGTTCGATCATATCTTTGTCAAAGTTCTTTGTTATACCTTGCACTCTATCATCCATATCATATGCTGCTTTAAAAACATCATAGTCAAACTGTTGGTTACCCATGCGCATCATGATGTTGTTAAGATCATCAAATGTGATCTTAACTGACTCTTCATCTTTAGCTTTTGTGAGTAAAACTTGTAGTAACTTAGAAGTATCTAAGGTTTCAATTATTTTTTTTTTGACTCTTTAGCAAGTATTTTACCTAGCTTACGTGAACGTTGTACACTTTCACGTTTTGGTCTACCTGCTTCTTCTTCGCCGCCTGTTGCTGCTGCATCTGCTCCAAAGTCATCACCTGCATCATCTGCTGCTGCCATGTCAATGTCATCCATGCCTGCATCATCTGCATCCATGTCTGTTGTTGGTTCCATGTCCATGTCCATGTCCATGTCGTCACCGCCCATTGCATCCATAGGCTCGCCTTCGCCTGTAAGCTGTCCAACACCTGCTGTTAATGATTGACGTGTGCCTTCCATTGCAGTGTACATTGCTTCTAGTCCTGGCTTTACAGTGTTTACAAATGCTTCACTTGCTTCGCTACCCATTTCATCACGGATTGCATCTGCTAGTTCTAGCATGGACTCTGTTTGCATTTCCGCTGTGTCTTCCATCCAACCTGTAACACGGTCAACCATATCTTTTGCAGCCATTACTAGTTCGGCACTATCTTCTGCACCTTCACGAACAACACTTTCGTTCTTCTTTTGGAACTGTGGAGGTACTTTGCCTTTTTTAGGCTTGCTGCCTTTTTTACCTTTAGCAAGATCGTTTGGACCTTTACCATCTTCCGCATAATCTGGAATACCATTCTTATTTGTGTCTGGCTTCTTCTTTTCTTCAATTGACTGACGCTCTTTAATTGCTTGATTGAGTACATCTAGGTACATCTTAGACTTTTGATAGTTTTCGTTAGCTACAGCATTGAAACTTTCGTTTGTCTCAACTTGACTAAGTGTTGTTCTAATTTTATTACGAGCATCTTGTAGTTGCTCTAGCGTAAACTGTTCTAAGTTAATACGCTGGCCGAATTTCTTTGCTAAGTTTTCATTTAGCATATCAGCAGTAATTTTTTTTGCAATTTCACTAATAATCATGGTTTCTTTCCCTATATGCGCTCCGCATTGTTACTTTGTATTTATCACGAGAAGATAAATTTATTTATTTTTTCAGCATAGGAATCACGTCGATCCGTTGCATCATCGTAACGCATCTCTGTCATTTCTCTTTTAAAATCATCTGTTGTTTTACGAATTGTATGCAAATAAAATACACAGTCCGCTTCGTACTTATTATATCCTCTGTCTAAGTCTAGTATGCTCTGGACTTGTTCAGAAGTGCAGCGACTACTACAAACTTTTGCTAGAGCAAGAGCGCCACGTTTGCTAAGAGTTTTTCCTAATCGTTGTTTGGTAGTCAGATTATAAACACTATAGCCATCAGACTTTGGAGTAATAACTACTTTACCTATTCTAATACTGTCGTGCTGAACATATGGCAAAGGTGTCTTTGCCAGGCCAGATAGTATTATTTCTTCAAACTCTTTCTTGATCTTTTGACTGTCCATAACCTACAACCATACATACACCTTTATGTGTTACTTTAGTTACCATGTCCTTGCGTATTAGGTTTTGAATTATGGTTTGCTCACGTTCTGTAAAGATGTGCATAGGCTTTGCGCCGAATGTTTTATCCAACACCTCTGCTTCTTCATTTGTTAGAATAGTTCTAACTGTGAGATCACCATACTTCATTTCTGTACCTGTACCACATCTCCTGGCTTGATTCCTCTGTCGACTGGGCCTGTAGTTTTAGTATTTAAACTTAACTTACCGGTTTGGTCTTTTGAAATCATCCCAGGTTTTTTAGGGTCCTTGGGGACTACGGTTTTTATTTTTGTAGCAGGATCTTGAAGTGTTGTTTCGTCATCGTTATCGTCCAACACTTGCAGTTGCATATTTTGCTCTGCTAATAATTCAATAATCTTCATGCTACATCTTCCTTGGTTTTAGGTTTACCCTGCGCAACTTTTTAGCTGCCGGATTGGATCTTTTTGTTCTTGCAGATTTAATCTTTAAGTTACTGCCTTTCATGGCTTTTGTTCTTTTAAGTTGAGCTGCTTTTTTTAAGTTCTTAGGCTTTGTACACGTACTTGGCTGTGCGACGATACGTCCTTTTCTCGTTCCACTTGTACAACGATACTTACGAACACTTTTGCCGCCTTTACGACTCCAAATTTGTGTTACAGATTCTCTAATAATCTCACCTAAGTTCATCTCTTACGCCCTGCTTTATTCAATGCCTGTACTCTCTTACTTGCTACATTGATACGCTTTGTTCTCTTGGCTTTTCTAGCAATTCTAGATCCTAGTCTTGCTTTCGTTCTTTTGAATATTGCTCTCTTTTTTGGATCTGGTGCTTTGAAACATTGTGCTGCACTAGCAACAGTTCTACCCTTCCGACTGCCCGAACTACAGCGATACTTTCGTACCACTTTCTTTCCAGAACGTGCCCAGACCTGTCTCTCAGTTATTATTTCTCTTAACAACATACAGTATTTATATTTTTTAAGAAAGGTTCATCAATATAACGATGATAGTGGAAAGTAATCCTGCTACTATTGTGCCAGCTGCACCAATAATAACTTTAACGAGGCTTTGTTGGCCCGATGCCATTTGTTCAGCAATGCTGTCTAGTTTTTCTTCAACTTTGACGATACGACTTTCCAACGCTTCATAGCGTTGTTCACAAAGATCAACATGTGCTTCGAGATTTTCTCGTTCTAAGGCAGTTGCCATTTAATTCTCCGTTTAGTAAACTCGTAGTTGCCCTAAATGCCTATGGTTTTGCCTTATATAACTATTTATCATTCTTATGAAATAATATGTTGGTTTTTCCTTTGTGTTTGGTATAAAATATACACTCTTTGAATGACACACATTCTTCTAGGCCACTTATAAACGGCACTAGTTCAAAATCGTCTATCAGCATATCAATTGTAAGACTATCTGCTTGTTCTATATCAAATGTCATTTTCCAGTAATGATTTATATTTTTAAAACCAGTACCAAACTTTTTATCATTACCTTTAATTTTTTCAATCTTAAAATTAGTAGGATTAGATCTAAGTCCTATAGTTTGATAAACACTCATAAAATTAGCCTGCTGATTGTGGGCAAGTGTGCTTTCGCCCCTGCGAGCATTTGTCTCTGTAACGTCTACAAGGGTGTAAATGGTAAAACTGTCCATGCAGTATTTACGGCCATAAAAAAAGAGCCACTGTAAAAGTGGCTCCTTCTTCTTCTAATTAGTAAACTAATTACTTCGCAGCGTTAAATGTTGCTTCGATTGTTGTAGCAGCACCTGTTACGCCTAGTGCGTTTGATGCATCAGCAGCTAGTACTGGGCCTTGCACAGCAAAGTATACAACGTCAGTTACTCCTGTTGCAAATGCACTTCCGTCAGCTGTACCTACACCTGCGATTGTGTGTGTTAGCATTAGCTCTTGAGCAGCACTATCTAGCTCTGCTTGTGTGATGTCAGTTTTTGCAAATTTTACGATTTGTGTGTTTGCACCTAGTCCGTTGCCTAGTTTAACATCGTAGTTAGTTCCGAATCCGATTCCAGCCATTTTATTTCTCCTATATCTTAAATGGTCTCTCCACACTCTGTGGAGTTTCTTACTTTGTATTTAGTTCTATAATAGAAAAACGCTTGATATTAGCATAAAACGATGGAAAAAATTACTTCTTTGTATAATTTTTTGATCTGTTGTGCAATAACCTTAATTGTTGTACAAACCCTGGTCCTGCTTGAACTATATCGTTAAGCATTTTAACAGCAGGCTGGTATGCTTTTACTGCTGTACTAGGAACACTTTCACCGTTCTGTGCTTTCTTAAGGAATAGTCTTGTTTGTGCTAGATTCTTATTACCTACGATATATCTATACAGCAATAGGTCTCTATCGTTAAAGCCAATATCAGGATCACTTACAGTAGGATTATTATCACGTACTGTTGTTGTTTCTAAGTTATACTTTGCAACAGCCTTGCTAAGATCATCTATAATATCACTTGCTCTTAAATGAGTACGAGCAGCTAGGAGAAGCGTTGTAACTGCTACTTTTTTATCCATCCCATTTAATTCTGCAAAGTTTACTATGCGTCTGCGTGTTGCTTTGTAACTAGAATCAGTTATATTAAATGCTCTTTCCATAGCAGTAAATGTTTGCATAACATTGCTAGGAGGTTGACCAGCACCTAATGTTTTAATGTAATAATGTATTTGACGAGTAGGAACATTTGTACTTGCACGTTCACGAGCTGCTGCCTGTGGATCTTTCAAGGCACTAATTGCTGCTTCATCGCCATTTACAAAATACATAAAATTATACATATCAGTAGAAGCAGGACGAAACTTACTATACTGTCTATATCCTGAACTACGTCTTGCATATTGCATTGCATTTTCAGCATATGCAGGAAATTGTCTTAGAAGTTCTAAACACATCATAGTCAGGTACAGGTTGCGTTTACAATCTGTATAGGTAAGTTTGCGAGCATCGTTTGCATCTCTAGTCATACGACCTTCTTGCAGTTCCTTTAAGAAAGAAAAGCCTTCTTCCTTCACAGGTGTAACTTCATGCCCGCCTTCTATCTCTGCCCATTGTGATGCAGTATAACGTTCCAAAGATATTATCCTCTTGCAAAATCTTTTGCATCGCGATCAACATCGCGATCGCTTGGTGCAGCAAACTCACTGTCGTCATCTTTATCTGGCTGTACAGTAGTTTTGTCTGGCATTGTGCTTTTTTGTTCTGATGCAAACTTGATTAGTTTTTTCACTAACTCTAATGGAACCATTGATTTTTTAGCAAGGTCCTCAAGAGTCTTAGCACCATAAGCACCTTTCTTCCAGTCCGTAAGTTCGTCGCCTACTCGTGACATCGCAACAGACAATCTGTCGTCTTTTACTTTTGCTGCTTTGTCTTTTAAAGTCCAACCCATTTGTGCTGCTTTACGCTGCTCTGGCGTAAGATCAAAGTTCTGTGGAATGTCTGCTTCTTTGATAAATTCTTTAGCTCTCATTTGCTTCTCCTTAGCGTTGTTTTGCTCTGTTTGCTTTACTGAATACTTCACGGGGTACTAGTTTGATATCCCCATTCTTATGTTTCATTACGTAGCCTTCGCCACCGCTCTGTGTACCTATCTTTTGTGTTACTTCTGCTTCATGCGAATCAAGTTGATTAATGATAGCATCTTTAATTTTAATGATACCACTTACTACTTTCCATAAACTTTCAAACGCAATAGGATGTTCTGCGATGTGTGAAAGGACATTGTCCTGCTTCTTTTTACTTAGCTTCGTTGTTGTAATCCATTGCGAAAAGTCTGCACCTAGATTAGCTAGTGAACTGTCTACCTTCTTATTAACATAAGTATACAGTATATCCGATAGGTTTGTCAACTGCTTTTGGCGAAGTTCATCTTTATTTAATAATTCATCTATTTTGCCTGCGTGTTGTTTAACCATTGTTTCTAGTTGTGCAATATTTTTATTATCAACTTGCACAGGTTTTTGTGTATACACAGGCGGCACAACAAGGACATCTCTTCCTTGCATAACATCTAGTTGCTCTTGTGTTACTTGTGATTCGTTTCCGTTTAAGTCTATGTAGCGATGCACAACAACACCAGTTGTGCTTAATCCTATTTTCATTCCAAGTTCGCTTTTAGAATCTACAAAGTATGAAACTATGTTTGGAGTAAACATAAACTTATCATTTTTTAGTTGCGGTCTTTGATAGTATAACAGGTCTCCTTTGAAGAAACCTCTAAACGTAGCAGGCGTTGCCTTTTCATAATAATCAAATATGCTTTCCATATTACTCATGAAGGCTGCTTGTTTACTGTCAATCTCCTGCCCTTTGCGGGTCTTCCGGGCTCCGAGCATGTTCGCAAGGTCCTTTGCGCTCTTTGGCTTGCCATCGTACCCTTTTGCTGTGAATCCAGATTTGTCTGTAAGTATAAACTCTCCGGTTTCATCGCGGCCAAATATGATTGCGGGGGAACCGTCCCATTTGAGTGTGACATCTTTGTGTCCTCCTTGCTCAAGGCTTTCTAATGCAGCCAATGCACGAAGAGCTCCTCTACTACCTTCCCAGAAAACAATGTCTTCTGCATGGTCGATGCGAGCACCTTCAGTTAGTATTTCTTTTGATTCGACTAATCTAAACTCTCTAAACCTCACGGTAATAATTCCTTTAGTCTACGTAATTGTTTGTCAGCAAGTGTTTCTGTTACTGCTTCGGGCAATGTTTTGCCTAACTTAGCCATTGTATCTTTGAAAGGACCAACTAGTGCATCGTAGTTTGGA